CGGCGACCGCGAACGCCCGGAAGCCAACCTGGTTGGCTTGCTCGCGTCGTTTCTTTCGCTCAACCCACAGGGCTTCAAGACGCTCGTCTCGCTCGTTCGCTGACATCTGGCCGATGTAGGCAAACGTCCCCTTCCTGTCCTCGGTGTCCCACTCAGGCAGTGGCACCTTGACGACGGTGAGCTTCGGCGCGGCGGCCATCGCCGCGATGGTATCAAACGTGATTTGACTCATGATTCGGTGGAGTCCCTCGTGATGGCTGTGGTTAGCACGATCGTCACTTGCCGGCTAAGGACAGTGGCCGACTCGATGGGAGCCGGAGTAAGCGACTTGATCCAGCCGCTGAACGTATCGGTTTTTCCGACTGCTGTCGGATACACGATGGAATGCGTGTCGATCGTCTTGGATTTGTAGGCGGTGTCAAGAACTTCGTCGTTCGTTTCACCCGGCTTCCAGACCAAATCAAGCACGACTTCACCGGCGTCAGGCGGATCGCCGGGAATCTTGTCTTTGACCAGGCTGTCAAGCGTAGTGCCATCGGCCTCGTCGCGGGATTGCGTCGGCGGCGTGATGCTGCGAACCCGCGCAATCGCCGTCGAGCCGATTTTGTAAACCGTGCCGTGCCCGATCGTTTTGTCACTCTGTGCCATTGCCTATGTTCCCTCGCGTTAGCGAACGACCTCCCGAATGCTTACGTCCATGCGTGGTTTCGCAGCTTCCGCAGCGATCCGTCGGGCTTCCTTTTCCGCGGCATCTTTCAATTTTCTTTCGGCGACATACAGCGCTGCCCGCTGGCTCTTAATTGACGCCCGACTCATAAAACGCGACGGTTTCCGTCCCTCGTTCTCTGCCAAGTGCGCGTAACGCGACGGCTTGCGAACAATCACTTTGTTGCCGGAAAGTACATGCTTGAGTGCCTTCTTGTCTGTTAGCAGTCGCGTCCTGCCACGCCTGTCGACGATGGATGCACGCACGATGTTTTTGTTTGGGCCAACCACGCTGTAGGCGGGTCGGCTGTGATGTTTTTTGTTAAAGCTGGCGGCTGGAACTTTGACCTTGATCGCAAGTGACTTGCTTAGCAGTTTGGTTTGCTTCGGTGCGAACTTGCTGGCTGACGCCCTTTGGATTCCGGCCATCGCGCTCAGTGCGATGCGAAAGTTTTTGTTGCGAAACGCCCTCGGGAACTTGTCGAAAGCCTTGAGCGTTTCTCCCAGAGTGTGGCGGTCTACGCGAAAGGCGACTGTCACAGATAGACCTCGGCAATTAGCGACTCCGTAAAAAGCCCGCTGTCGCCCCCACTGGATCGTGAGGTGTACTCGCCCGCCTGGTCATCCGCCCGAATCAGCTGAACGGTGTCGTCCCCGAACTCACCAAACCAGCCGTGCAAGCGAGCGCGGACGTACTCCGAAAGCTGCTTCACCGTGCCGTGCGACCTGCCTGTGCATTCGATGTCGAATGTGTAGCTGCTTGGCGCAGCCCCTGGCGGGTCAGTTAGTAGCAGGTCACTGGTCATCGCCCGCTTCTGGAACCAGATAAACGGGTAGTCCTTCGCCCCAAGTCGCTGCGGTACGTGATCCTCGTGGACGCGACCGCCAACCAGCCGCGCGATATTTTCATCGGCAAGCAGGAAGTCGCGGAACCGAGACGACACGTCGCTCACTCAACCACCTCTCCGCACAGCAGTTCCAGCTCAACGCCGTTCTGTTGCACGTCGTTAATGAATCCGATGTTCAGCTTTCGACCGCTCCACGTTTTCAGGTACATCGTGTGCGTCAGCGGCTTCGATGGGTCGCCGTACATTCGCACGCGGTGGGTCACTTCCGCGTAAACCTGCCTCGCCGCGTCGCTCTCGCTGCCGTTCAGCGTTTCGATGCTGCATGGCACTTGCGGGATGTAAACCGTGTCGTGCCCGATCTGCTGGCCCCGGCTGCCAATGGCGTCGGCTGGCTGCATCACGTCGACGATCTCGCGGAGCTTCCCGGCTTGGAGCGCCATTAGCCAGCCACTCCATATCGCAGGAACTCGTCGCCAACGCGGTACGACTCAAGCAGCGCTTTAACGCTCAAGTCGATCTCGCTGCCAACCGACCCGACTGCCCCCCGGTTCTCGAACCAGTGTGTAATGAGCAGGAGCATCGCCTGCTTTATCGCCACTGGCACTTCCGCTGGCTCGCCGTAACCGGCAACAAACCGCACCGTTACCGCGTCAAGCTCGCTGCGAACGGCTGGGTAGCTATGCCCACTGGCAGGCACGACAATCCCAGGCTCGCGCGACGTACTAACGCGGTACTCCGCACTCGACCATGTTTGTGGCGCTCCGGTGCTATCCAGGTACGTGATCGACGTAACGGATTGCAGCGGAGCGTATGGAATCAGGATTGGATCACCGCCGCACGGAAACCTGTCTAAATGGAGGTTCCATGTGGCCGTGACGAGCTGCCGATTCGTGTAGCGTTCCACGAACTCACGCGCGGCCGTGATGATCGCCCGCAAGTGTTCGTCGTGGACCGCAACCGACTGCGGCAACTCCACCTGTTTTTTCGCCTGCTCTAGCGTCACCGGCTCGGCCGCTGGCGCTGTATGCAGCGTCAAGCCATAGCTCATGTGACGGTCACAATGAACGAGCCCGATTTGCCGTTGCCACCATTGGCTACAACGATCTTCAGCGGCTCGTTGACAAGGTAGACGCCCACTTCAGTCAGCTCGCTATCGGTGCCGTCAGTCGCAAGCGTTGCCGGCACTACGGGATAGACTGAAGTCGACGCGTTTACGTTCTCGCCGGCCCACACTGGCGTTCCGGTGTCTTTGCCGGTGACTGTGAAGTCAACGCCGTCCGCGTAGTCGGTCTTCACGTAGCGGATGGAATGCACCCGCCCCGTGATGTTCTCCGACGAATAACCGACCCCATCGCCGGCAGAGTCGGTCGTAACAACAATCGTCTGCAATCGCTGCGCGAAGCTCATTCCGCACCTCTTTCAGCGTGGAACTATTCGGCTTCGATGCTGTAGGTCAGCAGCACATCAATATGCGTCGCGGTAGCGAGATTGCTGCCTGTCTTGCCAATCGTGATGGCGGTGTTGGCGTCATTCGCGGTGAACGATTCGCCGTCCGCCAAAACCGTCGAGTTGGTCGCACCGGCCCGCAGCACCGCGCTTTGCGTCAGCCCAGCCACGGCATTGGCGACCAGCTTGCGGCTAGTCGTCTTCGTGCCGAGCAGGTCGACGCTCGTCGCAGTCGCAGCCGCGCCGCCAATCGCAATCATCGCGCAGTCGTGCATTCGGTACTTGTAGCCGGGAATGGCCGGAAGCACCGTAGCGCCCGAATTCACTTCGGCAGCTGTGAACCGCTTCCGAATGACGCGAGCAATGTTGTCGTTGGCGATATGCCCGGCCAGCGTCAACACGCTGCCGGACTCAAACTCAATTTCACCGCCGCTGGCGACAACCATCTTGTTGCCGCCCTGCTCGCGGTAGACCTTCGCGTTGTAGCCGCTCACTGCACATCTCCAGTTGTTGCCCCGGCGGCGCTATACCGCCGCCGCCGCCGAGTAGTCACTGCGGACCCGGATAAAACGACGGTTAGGCCGTGCCTTCGGGCGGCGACACATGGCCCTCGCCAACGATGGTGCCGGACAGCACGTTGGAAGTCGGCGCGACGCGCGGCTCGTAGAGGATGGCCCAAATATCGCCGAGCGATGACGACGTGCCGCGGGCCGCCTCAAGCCGCACGTACCGCTTGGTGGGTCGATACACGTCCAGCCACACGTCCTCGTCCGACGCGCCGCTCGACACGCCAGTGCCAGCGAGATCGGTGTAGTCGTCGCTGCTGCCATTGTCGTCGGACTGGGCTGCGTTGATCGTGTTGTTCGCAGCAGCGGTGCCGAACGACGTGACGAATAGGACGCCGCCGAAGCCGCCATCCTGATCCATGTCAACGCCATCGCTCTCGACGGCCGACGTGGCAGCGCTGGCCGCGTCCTTAACTTTGATGATCTTGACTTTTTGCGAGAGAAGTCCCATTGCGGGTTGCTCCGTGTGGTTACTTGCTGTTGACAGGCGACGCGTAGCCCTTGGCGATGAATCGCTTGGCTTCGTCCTGCGGCAGCTCGACAACGTCCCCAGGCTTGTAGGAGAAAATGCCGGATGGCTTGCCGTCTTTCACGTAGTTGCCGACGAACGACGTGTTAAGTTTCACGTTCTGAGTAGACATTCACAGCCTCACGGTTTAGGGATGAACGAGGCACTTCACCGGATGGTCGCCCGCGTCGAGCAGGTTGCCGTCCGCACGGAAGTACGCGATAAACACGTCCTGATTGAACTCCGCTCGCCGCTCCACGAGGCGCTGCAGCTTGATCTGGCCGACCTGCCGCACCTTGTAGGCGCTGAGCTGACCATAGAGCAGCGTCTTCTTGCCGCTCGTCATTGCGCTTGCCATGCTCTGGTTGATGGCGTAGGGCTTGGCGTTGAGCGTGTCAGGGACGCCTGCGTTGGCACCCGACTGCCACAGATACTGGCCGTCGCCCGTCTTGAGCTTGCGCAGGGCAGCCAGAATCGAGTCGTGGAGCATGTAGGCCGAGTTTTCGCGTCGGCTCGGGTCGACGCTATGCTCCAGGTCGATCACTTCGTCCCACGTGATGCCGGTCGAGCTGGCAGCGGTAACGCCAGTCACCGCGGCGGTGACAATGCCTCGCGGTGCGATGCCGCCGCCGCCGCCGCTGGTGTAGTCGGCGTTCTGTTTGCGGCCAAGGCGTTCGCCCATCAAGCTGCCGATGACCTGCTCCATGTTGAAGATGGAGTCGGCAAGCAGGTTCCGAGAGACGTTCAACAGGCCGCTGGTGTAGTCGTAGGCAGACCAAGCCGTTTGCCCCACGACAGGATCACCCGCATCGCCAGCGTCAGAGCCTTCACCGACGCGCTTGCCGGTGTTGCCTGTGTCGTCGATGGTCGGCCAGTATAGAGGCTCGCCGTTGTCGGTGCGGATGATCTCGGCTACCTGCAGGACGCCCGAATAGTTAAGCATCGCGGCTTCGAGGCTATTCACGAGCGTCTGGCCGACCGTGAAGCCACCCTTCGCCGGGTCGCCGACCGACATGGCGTTGCGACGCCGATTGACCTGCATCGCACGCACGTCGTCGGTACGGCCGATGTTCAGCACGAAATCGCGGTCGTCCAGATCGCAGCCGATGGCGGACGCGGCCTGACGATGCTCGTCGGTGATGCGACTACGCATCCCCTGGGCGTTCATGAACCAGCCCTGCAGGGCGATCGCCTGATTGGCAAGGAAGCTATTGCCTCCACCACCGAAGCGGCCACGATTCTGTGGGCCACGTTCGAGGCTGCCGCCGTCGCGACCGATGAGGCGGTCGAGGTCTTCGCCGTCGCGTTCAATGGCGTTCAGCCGCTCGCTGATCTTCGCCGCCTCTTCGAGGCGAGCTTTCTCGGCGTCAAGCGCGGCCTTGTTGGCGTCGTACTCGGCATTCAGACGGGTCCACTGGGCCTCGTCCTCGCCCTGCCACTTCTTGCCAGCGGCGTTGAACTTGTCGGCCAGCTCTTTGATGTTCGCGGCGAGCTGGCTTCGCTTCTCTTGCAGTTCCTTGAGAGTTGGCACTTTCGAGCCTCCCGTTGGTGAAAAATCGCCGGGGAGGCACGAAAAAACGGCAGGCGCTCACCGGCGACAGGTTCGCTGTCGTAAGTGGGCGTCTGCCGTGTAGACGACATTCGCTGACACCAACCAGCCGGGAGCATGTAGATGCAACAAGCTGGCGAGTAATCGGATTGTTACGCGGGCACTCTGGTCCGCTCAGTTAAAAGATACCGCAGGCGATCCCGATAGCAACTCGCTACAAGAACTTAATACAACACGACTTTTATAT